TTTAATATATAATGATTTCGTCTTATAGATTAGGTGATCTAGTGTTTTTAGATTTGAGCGAAAATGAAAAGAATAAAATATTAACGGAACATCCAAATTCAATTGGTAGTAAATATATTTTACAAAAAAGAAATAATACTCATTGTAATAATATTGATTTAATTACCAAAATTGTTATGGAACACATAGTACAAAACTTAGATTTTTTACCAAAAAATATAACAGATAGCACATTAATACATTTAAGATTAGGAGATGTTGTTGCTGGAAATGAGTGTCACGAAAAAATAAAACGACCACTTGAAATAGATTACATCAAATCATTAGTTTCAAATGATACTAATCCAAAGTATGTTATTGGAAAATGTTTTTTTGCTAAACCGAGCTCAAGAAACTACGAAGAATGTATTAATAAATCAAACGAATATTTACATAATGTAATTAATGAATTACAAGCAGAATATTTTAACTCTGAAAATGCAGATATAGATTTATGTTGTGCTGTAAAATCAAAATTATTTATACAAGGAAGGGGATTTTTTAGTAAATTAATTGTTGAAATAAGAAAAAGATTAAACTTAAATAGTATTGAAACAAGTATTCATGATTAAATAGATATTTTAAATAAGAAAAGATGTAAAAAAAGTAAAAAAGTAAATATAAAAATAAAAAGAAAAATATAATTATAAAATATTGTAATCATTTATTATCTAATAAATAATTTCAATAACTTAATCAAATAATAAATCTTCAAGAAAAATGAATTTATTTATATTATCTTTGATTCAAAAAGAAATAGCTGAATTTATGATGGACAAACACGTGAGTAAAATATTATTAGAAGCTGTTCAAATGCTTTGTTCAGCCAAACGAATATTAGATCCAGAAGATGAAGTCAATGAACGTATCTATAAACTTGCCCACAAAAATCATCCAGTCACCATTTGGTGTAGAAAATCGCGTGCAAATTTTATTTGGACTCTTGATTTAATTGAAGAACTTCACAATGAATGGAGATATAGATATGGACATCCAGAAACCAAATTGCATAAATCCTTTATCATGTCTTTAATTTTGAGAGAAAATATTCCTTCTGACAACAAATTTGAAGAAAAAGGCTTAACACCATTTGCACTTGCTATGCCAGAAAAATACAAGATGTCTGATCCAGTAGAATCATATCGTAATTATTATATGTCAGAAGAAAAACAAAAAATAGCTTCTTGGAAGAAAAAAAGAGAGAAACCTTTATGGTATATTAGTGATAAATAAAATAATATAAAAATAAAAATAAAAAATTATAAAAATCTTATAAAAAAATTATTTATTTATATATCTAAACTGACAGTATTACTAGCAGACTTTTGACGTCTTCTACTTTTTTTTGGCATGTTTCCATCTCCTTGTAAAGATTTTAAATCACTAATACTAATTGTACTGTTATCATTCATATTACTATTATTATTATTGTTGAAATCTTGTTGTTGCAATGGCGGTGGTGCTTGAATATTAATATTTTTTGTTTTTAATCCAGATAAGATATCACTAATATCACTAGGTCCCTTCATTTCAGGACGAGATGGTCTTCGATCACTCATCAAATCAATTCTTTCCGCATTTTCTCTCAAATTGATTCCATCATCTACAAAATTACTACGACCCATATTCATATTCATATTCATTTCTGATCTACTTGAATAATTATTATTTCCAGGTCTAGAGATCGGAGGTGGAACAGAATTAGGACCTTGTGTAGCCATAGGAGGTGGAGGTCCTTGTCCTTGGGAAGATCCCATTTCAGGATTCATCATATTAGACATAAATCCTGAAAATCCTGGGCTAGATTGTGCCATAGAATTAACGGCGGCATTCTGGAAGGAACGCATAAGATCTGGGTTTTGACGTAATATATCATCCATTCCAGGCATCGCACTCTTAAACATTGTATTTGTCATGTGAACCATCATTGCACTTCCTCCAAGTTGAAATAATAATTTTAATTCTGGTGCCATAGTAGCCTTAGATTTATATTTTTCATATAATTCACCAAAAATTTCATCATAGTCAGTAATATTTTCATTTACTTGTTCACTCCATCCATCAAGCTTAACATCAAAAGGATCAAATCGACCATTTAAAAATTCAATTCCATTAATACATGCCATTAACATATTTCCTTGAAATTTAACAGAATTAGCCTTGGATTTTTCTTCTAATATGGTTTCATATTCTCCTTGCATTTCTTGAAGGGATGATTCCATGTTGTATTTTTTGGACAATTCAACCCCTTTTTTTTCAAGAGCTTCTAACTTTCTTAAATATTTGAATTTCTCTCTTAATAACTCTTCTTTTGACATTTGTGGTTGAGATGGTTGAGCCTTATCAGGATTCAAAGGAATATTATTAAATTTCCCATAACCATCCCATGTTTTATTATCACTTGATGTATCAGCGGTAGATTTTCCGATGGATGGTTGATCAAAATCGCTAAATTTCACTGAATGTTTATCATTTAAAGAGCTATCTATATTGTTAAATAATTCTGATTTTGGTTTGAAACTTTCTGTGGGAATATCATCTACAAGATTATTCAATTCATTTTCTAAATTATTAAGATCTTCTAAATCAATATCAGAATTGTGTTTTGTACTTTCTTTTATTTTATCATTCATTAATAATTCAAGTCCTCCACCAAAATTAGAAGATTTCATTGAACTAGTATTCATGTCGTCAAAGTTTAATTCAGATAATTCAATTATATCACTCATTATTATTCATTAAATAGAACATATAATTTTAAGTAATACGAATTAAAATATATATTTTTATTAAATTATATAATAATTTTTGTATATAATATTTTTTGTATATAAAAAATTGTTTATTATCTACTAAATGTATATCTATTAAATCATTAATCTATTTAATTATTTTTTCCCTTAATTGTTGCTCGTAATAAGCTTTAACGTATTTGTAAAGGTCTGTATCATATTTTTTACAAAAATAAATAATATATAATGGATATAATTGTTTCATTTTTACAACAGATTTTATATTCCATAATAAATCAGAATAGAAATTTATTTTATAATATTCTTTATTTGTAATTGGATGATATTGTGTTATGATAGTATCGTTATTTATTTCACTAAGATAAACTAAAATTATATTTACAATATCAATAGGAATAAAATTCATTATATAATAAAATCATTTTTATTATTGTTTCAAATGAAATAATTATAATTTTTTATCATTAATAAACCATAATCCTTGTAAAAAAGAATCAGACAAGTCATCTTTTTTTTTATGTGTATTAAAATAGTCAACATGATTCGAAAAAAAATGGTTAGATGAAATTATTTCTAAACACTTTTGTATTCCTATTTTTTTTCTATCTGAATATTTGGTTTTAGATTGTATATCACAATTTTTTAATTTATTGGAGGCAGAAACAAATTCTATGTTTTCTACAAAAATAGGACTCATAATAAAATATTGAACGATCATTCCCTGAATTGTCTTCATACGATTTGCAATAGGACCAATTTGATTTTCAATAATAACATAATCAATTGTATCTTCATCCGAAAATAAGTTGTCAAATTTTATTTTTATATTTGAACCAATATTTATTAAATTTACTTTGTTCGCATTCGTAGTTTCAATTTTTTGGAAATAATTCTCATAAGTATGTTGATTAATAAGTGAAATTAAATCATTTTTTTTAGAAGATTTATCGTATTCAATGTCGTATTTTTTAACAATTTCTAAAAGTTTTTGCATTTTGTGTTTTTGAATAGATGATTTATTTAATTCAGAATCGGGAATTTGAAAAGGTTGTTTTTTTGCATGTTTTAAACAAAAACAATCCAGATTTTTTTTAAATTTTGCTGGTTTATTACATTGAATATTTGAAGATGTATTTTTATCAATGAAAGAACATTTAAAACTTTCTTCTTCTGAAATATTCACCACATCCCATTTTGATATGTGAAAAAAATCATTCCCAGAACTTTTTTCAAATAAACAAAAGGCAAAATTTTTAATACCAATATCAATACTCAAAACCTTCATATATAATAATAACTAATTGTTATGTTTATTATTATATTTATTTATTATATTTATTTACTATATTTATTAAAAATGTAAAAATTTAATTTTTTTATTATACTTTTATTTTTTATTATGCTTGTTTTGAAACACTATTTTGTTTTGTAAAATTATTTTGATTTGCACTTACATTTACATTTAAATTTTGATAATTTGAAGGATTAATCGATGGAGAAACTAATCTTGCATTTAGTTGTTCTCTACTTAAATAGGAATTTTTTAAATCACTATTAGGATATCCATAACCAGGTGTATTGGTGTCATAAATTGAATTAAATTTATAAGGAACATTACTAGATGGTGTGGTTCCTACATTTGTATGTGGATCTAAACCTAAATCATAACATGCTTCTAAATTATTGTATTTCCTAATTTGTCCACTATTATGTTGTAGAAACTGACGATATGCCCAATTACTTTTAATCCCTTCTGTTTTTTGTATTCTTTCATTTACTACAGCTTCAGGCTGCCAAGAAGCATAATTTCTTCCATCCGCCATAATTGGTGGAAAATTAAAATGAATATTATTTGAACCAGAATAACAAGTAGCCCAACTCATGTTATATTACATTAAGAGAAAATTCTTATTATAATTCTAATTCTAATTCAAGTAATTTTATTAATTCATGTTTTTTAAGTTTACTGGGATCTTTTGATAATCCTTTTTCAGAAACAATATTTTTTAATTTTGTAAGTGATAATCTTTTATAATCTATTTCATTATTTTTTGATTCTTCTAAATTAGAAATATTGATTGACTTTAAATCAAATGGATTATCTAATAATTCTTTAAGATTTTCATTACTTATTTCTTTAATAGCATCAATTGGAATAAAGTTGTTATTATTATGGTTGTTATCCTTTTGATTGCTATTGAAAAGAATAAAACTTTTTCCTGAATTAATTTTATTTTCATTTTCATCTTCAGATTCAGTATCAGAAACAATCTCTAATTCATTTAACTCTTCATAGTATTCATTATCTTCATTATCATCATTATCATTATCATTATTATTTTCATTATCATAATCAATATCATTTATGTCTCTAATATCTTCAAAATCATTTATTTCCTTTGTATCTTCTTCTTCATTCATATTTATTTTTAAAATTTTAACATCATTATTTTTTTTATTAATTACTGTTTTTGTGTCGTCATCATCATCATCGT